GTTTTCTTTTATTATTTTAAATATAGCATATTGAGAAACATTCCAAAAAAATACGTGATCTGTATCTGGTGTAAGCGTATCATAGACTATATCTGTCATTTTATTTATTTGGCTTACCCAATCATGCTCAAATGAATCTTTTATTTTATTGATTTCAGATCTAGATACTATAATTTGACCATCGTTAATTCCTGGACTTATACCTAAAGAATTTATAAAAACCTCAGTTATGTTATCCCTAATTTCTTTTTTGACATAGAATATATCTTTATCATATTTTTTAAAAAGCTCTTCTGGGCTTTTATAAAAAATAGTATCTGTGTCTAAATACAAAATTCTATCATAATCATATAAATTAAAAAAATTTAAAATATTAATCCATCTGTGGTGAAGGTGCTTATTCCATGGAGATACAGGTATTTTTTCTGTCCATCTTGAAAAATTATTTTCAAATTCAATTACATTTATATTATTTTTTAAAAAAAAATCATCATTAATTTTATTTGGAGAAGAAAAAAACAAATATATATCTATATTTGAAAAACTTCTTATAGTAGAAATAGAGTGCTTGATCTGCTTATAATTGTGATGAGAAGAGTGATCTTGGTCTATAAACAAAGAATATACAATAGCATTCCTCAGCCCATCCATTGAACTACAACATACCTTTCGCCGCTGGTAACTGGTATTATCTCGTGATTGTATACGTAGTTAGATGGGAAAACTATAAGCTGGTTTGCCTTTGGCTTTATTCTTAAGTTAAATCTTGGAAAAAGAATCTCTCCGCCTTCATAATTATCATTTAGATATAAGGAAAGAGAAACCCTTCTAACTCCTAAAACTGGGTGATCATCAATATGATCATGAAATTTTTGACCTACGCCATATCTTAAAAGCTGTGGTGGTTCTTTTTTTTCTATAGCTGCGTAATAAAATGATAGATACTGATTAATTTTATCAGTTGTTTCAATTAAAAACTTATCTTTAAAGTCTTTAACATCGCCAACCACTTCATCTCTCAACTGTAATAAATCTGTATCTCTAGCATTATAGTTCGTACCAGAAACATTATTCTCTGGGTCTACAAGAACCTCTGCATTTTGCCATAGTTCGCTATTTTTTATTTTTTGAACCATGTCATATCCTTCTAAAAAGACATTTTCAAATAACATTATTCCTGGGGCTAATTCTATCATATTAAAAATATACCTTAAAGTTATGTGTTGCTATATTACCAGCAAAGATGATGTCGTAGGGATCTGCATCAAACTTATAAACATCTCTACTTTCATCAAGTAAATCTACTGATTCAATTAAAACTTCTTTTAGCTTTAAATCATTACCTATCTCATACATAACATCTCCATCCTCAACCGATCCTAATGATATGAACATGTTTATGCTATTTCTTTTGATTAAAATTGTGTGTTCTAAAGAGAACCTTTGCTCAAGATTTCCGTTAATAATTGCTGTTACTTCTTTAGTTGATGGAGAAATAGATATTATACTGCTATCTATCAACTTAAAGTTAGCCAATGTTTCTGAAGACCAAGATAGTGGGTCAAAGTTTTTTTCTGAAATCAGGCCGTCCCATGTTGCAGAAACAATTTTATCTCCGAGATTAATATCTTTTGCCATTTTATAACAGAATGAATTTAAATCTGCTGAAACTAATACTAGTGTATCTTGATCAATACACGCAGAATTGAAGTATGGAAAATACGGAGGGAAATATGGGGCTGGTGCCACTGGTGGCGTTACAGGCGCTGGTGCTGGTGAAACTGGTGGCGTTACAGGCGCTGGTGCTGGTGAAACTGGTGGCGTTACAGGCGCTGGTGCTGGTGAAACTGGTGGCGTTACAGGCGCTGGTGCTGGTGAAACTGGTGGCGTTACAGGCGCTGGTGCTGGTGAAACTGGTGGCGTTACAGGCGCTGGTGCTGGTGAAACTGGTGGGGTAACGGGAGCTGGTGCAAAGCTTGGGAAATACGGAAAGTATGGAGCATAGTTATAGAAAGTAAATTCAATATTTGACCCTAAAAGGATTGTTTCGTTTGCTGGAGTTGCCTGACTAGCTATCTTGCTAGCAAGGTTAGAGTCTGATGTGCTTGTTGGTGAAGAAGTATACGGAATACCTTTTGTATTTAATAACGTCTCTGCCTCTGTTTTTGTCAGTCCAGATAAATCTGGCATATTTACTTTCTTTGGCCCGACGCTTCTTCCAAATTTAAATATGTTTACCATTATGCGCTCAAATCGCCGCTAAGTACCCATGAATCTGAGCCACGTTTTAATAGTGTAACGCTGCTCCATTGTGCTCTCAACTTGAGGCCAGGTGTTGCATTTGGTGTAAATCCAGATCCAGCAATCGTTACCTGAGATGTTCCAGTCTGAAGAACTTCTATTGATGATCCATTTGGAAAGTTTACTGATGCTTCTGCTGGAATTGTAACTGTTCCACCATTAGACATTTCTATAACCTTATTTCTATCTGATAACACTAATGTATAAGATGTGGACTGAGGATTAAATTGTACTGTTTTATCAAGCTTTGAGTCTAGCTGAGTTTGAATTGAAGATGTAACTCCATCAAGGTAGCCTATTTCTGTATCTGATACCCCAGTGACTATTGGCTGTTTTGCATCAAGCTGTGTTTGAATGCTGGATGTAACTCCATTTAAATATCCAAACTCAGTATTAGAAACGTCTCCAACTTCAAGCCCGCCTAGCTTTAGCGTATCAAAGGTTGCTGTAGAAAAATTGATCTCATTAGCTGTAGGCTCAGATGCATTTGAAACAAGCTTCCACTTGCCATCTGAAGCATCTCTTATAAGCCCAGTGTGATGATGACCAGACCCCACATCTCCATAAGCTCCAAATATACCAATATCTAAGACATCTGTATCAAACTGCTCTGATGCAAGATATATAAGTGAATCTGTAACCTCAAGATTTTGTGAGCTTACAGTTGTTGTTGTACCTTCTACTGTAAGGTTGCCAGTTACCGTTAAATTATCAACTGTTCCGCCAGCTGTTGTCAGAAGGACTGAAGTATCAGTAATTCCATGAACTCCAGTTGTATCAGAATTATGTGTTGATATAGAAGAATCAATTGCTGATTGTGTTACTAAAAGTGAAGTGTCTGCAATTCCATGGACACTTGTTGTATCGCTAGCATGTGAAGATAAATCTGAATCTCTGACTATATCGGAAGGCAGCTCTGACTCTGTAATTATTCCGTTGGCATCTAAAGACGCAACTCCATCTGGCTCTCCACGATCTGCAATTGGGATAAATGCATCAAGGTTATTTCCAAGTTGCGAAGGAGTAATTGTTGCATATGGAATACTATTCCAATTAACTCCAGTTCCAAACTTAATCTTTAGAGTATCTTCTTCTACGCCGATTTGATATGTCTCTAAAATAGGATTTTCTGATTGCCAGTCGGCTGCTAAATTTTGAACAACAACGGTTGCTCCAGAAACCTCTTCTACGGCATTAAGTCTATATTCTAAAGACTGCTGGTTTGTAGTTCCTTCGATTCCAATTCGAGCCTCTATAGCTTCAATTGCATCATTAATATTTGCATGCTGAGTGGCATGGGCTAGATTTGGCTGGTTTAGTAATGATCCAGCAGTTGGGTTATTTAATGAGTCTAATCCATTAGGAAACGATGTAGCCATAATATATAAATTATACCACCCTTAAGATTATAGCTTATTCCAGAATCCTGGACAGATATACTTCGTGCCGCTTATGACTGGCTTTGATTCATGAAAAAATGGTGCTCTGGAAGGGAATATAACTATATCTCCATGCTTTGCCTTTATTGAAACATCTTGCTCTCTAAAGTATAGCTCTCCACCCTCATAATCATCATTTAAATACATTACAACGGAGATTGTCGGTCTCTCATCTGAATCATGTGAATCTGTGTGTGGGCCCATAAACTTACCTTCAAAATATCTACTAACTGATAATGGGGCAAGCATTCCGATCTCTAGATCATGCTTTAAAGAGTAGTGTGTAGATGCAAATATAATAGGCTCTGATAACACCCTGTATATCTCTGTATACTCTGGATTGTCTATACACTTTCTAGCATCTAATCTTTTTTGCTGTCCAAATATGTATGAGTTATTTTCGTCATTGCTACTTGAGCCCCAATCATTCCATGAAGAAATTGGTGAAGATTGATTTGAATTAGCGTCTAGCTCATCAATAATACTCATAAGATCTTCAAATGACTTTCCAAGCATATTATGATAAACATGTATCTTTTCGTGTGGTGTTGAATAGTTCACGTTGTTATCATCTTGCAACAGGGCAAATGTGTTTTCATTAAGCATACCTATTACCTGATTCCCATTCTTGCTTCTGTTTATCTTGAATCGCCTTTTGCTGCTCTTTTTCTTTTGCCATCTTATCAATCTGATCTTGAGAGTACTTAATATTATCATGATCCCAAGAAAGCAGCATGGTATATCTAGTGCCAGTCAATATTTCAGTTACAGCATGAAGATTATCATATCCTGGGTCAAAAGCTATGAGGCTTCCTTTTCCTGGACTAATTGAAAGACTATGATTTTTAAATGTCAGATTGCCACCAGTATAATCATCGTTTAAGTAAATTATTGTGACAAACTTATTGTCTTGCCAGGCATTTGGTGTTCCATCAAGATCTGTATTGTCTGAGTGATCTGCTGCATACGCACCAATTTCCCATTTATGGGCGCTCATACTTAAATTTCTTAAATTTCTTCCAGCTACCTCTTCAGCCTTTTGATGAAGTCTCTGTCGAAGTGACTTAAAGTATTCATCATTAATGACTGAGCTGTTGTCTTTGTTATAAGGATATATTGGATCCATAACTGCGGAATTATAAAAGCAAGTCTTTTGCCACCCATCCTCACCGCTAATATAATATGAGACTAGCTGATCACACTCTTCATCTGATAAAAAATTTTTGTATTCAACTATATCGTCTTTATAAATTACTTTTTCCATATGTATAGGGCTACTTAATACCTTTAGCCCACTCCTCCTTTTGAATTGCTTGTTCACGCCTAACTTGCTTTTCTTCCTCTTTCCACTTTTCAATTGTTGCTTCATCATATTCAAGATCTGCAAAATCCCAGAATGAGACCATAGTATATCTAGTCCCCTTAGTAATTTCAGAAACTCCGTGTAGGTTTTCTACTCCACCAGGGAAAGTGTAAAGAGAGTATGCATTTGGCTTAAATGAAATATCATGCTGAGGGAAATATAGGTTGCCACCTTCATAGTCGTCATTTAAATAAAGAATGGCAACATACTTATTAATTTCAAATGCATTTGGGTTTCCATCATTATCTGAGTTATCAGAATGAACGCTTGCAAATCCACCCACATCCCATTTTTGTGCATGAGACGTATTAGCTCTAACTTCTCTATTAAAAACAGTTGTTACTGCCTCCTGGAACTTATCTTTAATATCTGAGAAAAAAGTTCCAGTTAGACCAAAGCTTTCTAGGTATGCTGGATCAGCCTTGATGCCTTTTCCAGAAGAACCATAAAATGCAATGTCTCCCCAATCAACATCACACTCTTCAAAAAACTTAATCATTTTTGGAGCAACCTCTGCTGTTACAAAATTTGGGATCTCAACAATTTTATTTTCTGGAACATTTAAAACACCCTTATCGTTTATATCATCTTTGTAATATATAAATGTTGACTTATCAATGCTTTCTATAATCATGGCTTTTTATCTCCAGTGTGCTCTAATATTGTCCAAAAGAATGGGATTACATATCTTATGCCAGACTCAATTCTTGTTACCCCATGAACATAATTCATATCTCCAGGGAAAAAGTATGCTCCTCCAGGCTTTGGCTTAAACTGTATTCCTTGATTTGGGAAATATAGTTCTCCGCCTTCGTAGTCATCATTTAAATAGAATAGACCAGCAATATCATACCAAGGGAAGTCGTTTGGCTTTCCTGCATTGCTTCCTTCATGTAGCTCTTTATCTGCATGAGGCATCTGCAATTGTCCTGGTAGCCATTTTACAATAGCTGGACTTGTTGGCAAGGCATCAACATTAAAAAATTCATCAACCTCAACCTTGAGCCTTTTGACGAGGCCCAGGATAACTCTAGCAATTTCAGGATCTTCCTTGTCCAGTGATGGAGTTGTTGCAACTCTGTCTTTCCAATACTCTGAATCATAGATAACGGTACCATCTTCGTTATAATGTGTTTCTGTAACATCCCAATGAGTTAAATTCTTTGCAGCATTTAAAAGAAACTCGTGCTCCTCTTTAGTCATAAAGTTTTCTCTTGCTTGAATCATATCTGGAGAAGATCCAAAAAATCCAGATGGAGTTATTGAAAATCTATCATTTGAGTGTCTATTTGAATATTGGTTATCCATAATATTATTTTACCATTTCCTATTCATAAGTTCTTTTAGTCCATACATCATTTTTGTAAACCCCGCCATCGGGTATGCGGTATTTTTTACTATTTTCCATATTCTTTTTCATTAAGGTATTACTGTCTTCAAAAACATATTCTGATGACCAGTCATCACGCTTAAATGGCAAAAGCTGTGCGTATGGGGTTCCAGCTGGTAAAACACCAGTCCAGCCATCTCTTAAAAAGAATGGCATTGAGCCTGGCAAATTGACCTTATCATTATCTATTATTCCAGCTACCGTCATGAATGGAAGATCATACCTGTTGAATGGGCTAGAGTAAAGCACACTATACCCCTCAGGAGCCTTTACAGCCCATTCTGGGAACCAAGCAAAGTGATCCCTATAGAAACCATGGGGATGCTCAAACTGAGGCATAGGAGGCCTTGTAACGCAAAATGAGGCATGTTTGCTGTCTAGTATCTTAACATCAATCTTACCTTTATCATTAATATAAAATTCTAAATCGCATGGAGTTACTAAAGCATATCCAGTGCTCATAATATCAAATAGGGCAGGACATGCTTTCCATGTTGGTACCTTGCCCTTATCTGGACCTATCCAAAATTCTCCAGTTACTGGGTGCTTTGCAAATCTGTCTGCCTCTCTAAACCATTTTGGCATATGCTTGATCATTGGCGATGGAGAACTTGGGTCATCTTTTTTAATCCAAGCTCTGTTGGAAAGAAAATGTATTATATTCATTTATTTGTATTATCTACTATCGGCATTCTAATAGCCTTTACTTCGTGAGACCCCATAGAAATTCCCTCTTCGTTAGTGGCATTACGATAAAAATTAGTCCACTCACCCTTTTGATTAATTTCTTGAGACTTATCTCCATAACGCTTATTTGCATCCCAGTGTTCTTTGCCAAACTTTTCTGGTGTATTGTCATATATATTCAGAGTAGAATCAGATACACCCTTAACTGATATTGGGACTAAAGATATAACTGGTGTGCCAGCTGGAATTAATATAGGCACATTTGCCTTAGTTATTTTCCATGCAACTGGCATTGGGTTATGATAAAAAGACGAAGATATTATTGTTGTGAATGGGTGAGCCCCATCTATAAATTGATTTGGAACTGGCATATGTAGTATGCTTGTATCTTCATCAGTTTCAAAGATTAGCCCTGTGTTAAAGCTTATAGTTGCATTTGCTCTTCCAGTAGAAACATATTGTTCACCCTTAAGGATTTTTACGTGATCTGGAGTGCTATCTGATATTCCATCCCAAATAAACTCAATGTCTTCTGGAAAAGATATTCCCCAGCCTAAAGAATTGGTTAGTGTTACTGGAAAGCATTTATATGCGTGGGCATTCCAAGTGTCATCCATCCAATCTCTCTTGATCTTGATATTGTCAATAATAGATAGATTTCCAGCCAACTTATAAACATTGACTGATGGCATTATGAACCTGTTTCTTGATAAAACTCTGGCTTATGATACTTATCGCTATAATCAAGCATAGTTACCAAAGAGTACTTTACTCCCTTTGTTACAACCTTAGCAGTATGTGGGTACATAAAGTTAGATGGGAATAAAACAGTATCTCCAGCCTTTGGCTTATAGTTAATTCCTTGAAGTCTAAAAAATATCTCTCCACCTTCATAATCATCGTTCAAATATGAAACTAAAGATACTGTACAGTTATAAGAGAATCCATGGTCATGATGCTCTTGGAAGTGTTGGCCTTCACCATATCTAATATAATTAAAAGCTTCCCAATATCTAAGGTTATGGATATTGTACTTCTTGCAGTAATCTTGAACTGCTGGAAGCTGTCTATCATAGCAGTCTTGCCAAATATCTTGAAGCTTTTTAGAGGCCTCTGATGGATCCTGTGCGATATCTGTCTTTTTAAATTTAAAGTCTACACAGTCTCTGTATTCTGGCATTCTCTGTCTATACCCAACAAATGCTTCCTGCCAGGAGTACATATTGTCATTTGGAGTAAGTACGTTTTCTAGTCTATTGATGATGTCAAGATTTTCTGGAAGAATACCGTGATAGACCCAAATACCTGGAGCAACCTCTTCAGCGCTATCCCAAGTTTTTTCTAACTGTTGTTGCATTACATTAGGAACATCCATCATGCTAATCTACCGCTTTCTGTTATTCTAACTCCATACCCATTATCTTTATGGGCAAGATCATTAATATCTGTCATAACTACAACACAATACTTTGTGCCTGATTTCATTGGAAGCGATGCATGCTCATACATGTAGTTTGAAGGGAAAATTGCAATATCTCCAAAACCAGGCTTTACCTTTAAGTTATCTAGTCTTGGGAAGAATATCTCTCCGCCCTCATAGTCATCATTAAGATAGACAACAGCAGATACGGCACACTTGTATGCTGGACCATCGTCAGCATGAATTCTAAAGTGTTTTCCTTCTCCTTCGTACTTTACAAAGTTAAAGATCTCATAGAAATTAACATTGATTCCCCAATATCTTGAGTAGTCATCTATGCATTTTCTTAAATTATTAAAAACAATATCATATGCCTCATGAAGCTCTTTATTAGAATCATCTACTGGTCCGAGCATCTTTGCATTCATCTTAAAATCAACACAGTCTCTGGCCTTTTTAATTGGCTGGTCTGAGTTTGTGACCATAGCTTCACGCCAGCTATATTTTGTTTGACCATTTAAATTATTTTCTAAACTAGAAATAACCTTATCTACTTCATTTTCAGAGAATACATTATGATAAACGTTTAGTCCAAAACCTGGGTTAGAGACACGGATATCTCCAAACATTTTGTCTGGCATTCTTACAGAGGTAGACTCTGTTCTTTCCTTTTCAAACCATTCATTATTTACTTGCTCTTGATATTCCATATTTATCTCCTATAGATCTATTGTAACATTTCAAGTGGCATTATGTCTAGTATTATATGAACTCTTTCATCATTGCTATTGTTTTCTACTGAATGAGGTAAAGAGTTATTAATTTCATAAACAGTGCCTGATTTCATATTTACAGTATTATCAAGTACCGTAAAGAATACATTTTCATTTGTTATTACTGATATGTGGCATCTTCTAGCGTATTGAAGAAATGATCCTCCGTCAACATGCTTTCTAATTTTAACATTAGGATCCATTTTTACAATCTCTGCTCTACAGAGCTTCCCGTTGAATCTTTTTTCCAAAAAATCAACTATGAAATTTAACTCCTCTCTTGCAGAAACAGACTTCATGGTATTAATAGTAGATATGTCTAGCTTAGTTCCTGGCTGCCAGCTATAATCTGAGTATACTAGAGGATACATATGAGTATTTTTATGAGTTACATTTTTATCTTGTCTGCTTGTGTCAAAGAGCCACTCTTCATTAAAGTTGGCTATCTCTTTTTTTAATCCAGATATTCCAAACGTACCGCATTCAATAATTGTCCAGCTAGTATCTTTTTTTAATTGATCTGACATAATCGTACATCTCTATATCTACAGAATTAAGTTCTTCAATTCTGCTAACTCTATCAGGAGTAAAATCTACTTTTATTTCGTGAGACGAGTTTGCTTTATCATTATGCTTAAATATTTTAAATCCAAAGGTCTCATCTAGGCACTTATTAAAATCCTCTTTAAATTCATCATGTCTTGTCATTGGGTATACATAGAAGTTGTCTATATTTTGTTTTATATCAGCCATATTTAATGAGTAATCTTCTATAAACCACCCGCTTGTAACAGCCTTGTGCTTTTCTCTAAAACGACTATTAAATTCATCAACATTCATAGATCCAGTCAAGAATTTAGACTGCAGATTAGACTGTATTTCTGACTGCTCTCCGTAAAGCCAGTTATCTAGCTTTTCCATATTCTCTTCATATGTTCTATTTATCCCAGTTGTATATTTAAAATAACTAATAAATCTTTCAACTGGGTCACGAACCAATGAAAATACTACTGGATTATCCATGTGCTTTAATGGCATTAGGCCAAAGTGTCCACTAACGTATTCGCATTTAGCAATATGCTCTACATCTATATCAGATCTATTTGACGCAAAATGGTCTATTTTCTTTGATAGAAGATGCGGCATAACAAAGTTTCTTATATATACTCCAGAGGTTCTTGGAATATGAAGGTGATAAACACCCACTAGAAGAAGCCTTTATAATTATGAGTTACGATATCGCCAGCGATAATTGTATCTACTGGACCAGCATCAAACTGATAGACCTTTCTGTCTTCATCAATCATATCGATTGATGTAATATCTATTAATTCGAGCTTTCTATTTTGATTTACTAGAATTGAGTCTCCAATTTCAATAGATCCTGCTGCTGTAAACATAAATACTTCATTTCGCTTTATCAATATAGAGTGTTCTAATGAGAATCTCTTTTCAATTTCTCCGTTGAAGTAAATCGTTACAGACTTATCTGCTTCTTTAGAAGACAAGATTGTTGACTTAACTATTTCTAGTCCTGGCAATCCGTTTCCTGTCCAAGAAAGTGGGTCTGATTCTGTCTCTGACTCTAAGCCATCCCAGTTTACAGACCAAATCTCATCTCCAACTTGAATGTCTTTTGCCATCTTGTATTCTACTGAATCGTTTTCTCCGACTACAGCAATTGATGTGTTTTGATCAATGCAGAATGATGGGAAGTAAGGACCAAACCCTGGGAAATATGGTGGGAAAAATGGTGGGAAGTAAGGGCCAAACCCTGGGAAATATGGGAAGTATGGTGGGAAGTAAGGGAAGTAAGGGAAGTATGGGAAGTACGGTGGGAAATATGGTGGGAAGTATGGGAAGTATGGTGGGAAGAACGGTGGAAAGAATGGTGGGAAGAATGGAGCTGTTGTAGTAACAGATGCTGTTACAGCACCCAATGATGTTCCATTAGCATTAATTGCATAAATAGTATATGTCTGAGATGTGCCAGCTGTTTCTGAAATTGTTTTAGGTGAAACAGCATTTGTATAGCTTGGTCCATCTGAAGAAACAACGGTGTAGCTTGTAATTGTGCTACCGCCAGTAGCTCCACCATTCCATGAAACAACGTCTTCGTTTGCACTTGGTGAAGATGCTGTTGGACTTTGTGGAGCTTCAGGAACTGTAGTAACTGTTATTGAAGAAGATGTTGTTCCAGAAGAAGATCCTGCTGCATTTACACCTACAACAGTAAATGTATATGATGTATTAGACGCTAGTCCTTGGAATGTATATGAAGTGCTATCACTTCCAGTTTCTACTGTATATGTAGTTGGAGTTGATGTAATTGTATAAGATGTGGCTGGTGGTGATCCAGCTGGTAGAGTCCATGATAAATTAGCTGCTGCACCTGTACCTGCTGCTGAAGCAGCTGAAGTAGTATTTGCAGTTGCTAAATAAGGACGTGAAGTTCCAACATTTGATGCGCTCAAACTTTCGACAGGCTTTGGCTCTAAAAAGTCGTTAGCCTGCTGTGAGTGTCTACCAGCTCTTTTGCTCATATTATGCCTTTAGATCTCCATAAACGACCCAGTTATCTGAGCCTCTCTTCAACATTGTTGCTGAAGACCATTGTGTTCTAAGTTTTAATCCTGGTGTGGCATTTACAGTTACTCCAGATCCAGCAACTACTGTAACCAAACCTGTGTTTGTAGCCATTACATCTATACTAGTTCCTACTGGGTAATCTACGCTAGACTCAGGCGGAATTGTAATTGTTAAAGCTGATCCGCTGTTCATCTCAATCATTGTATCTCTTTCTGCAAGATTTGAGAGTGTGTAGTTTGAAGTTTTTTCAGAAATAACTGTAAGTGATGGAACGCCTTGCTTTGACTGAATTCCGTCTGAAAATTCAATTCCAGATGATGATACAGTTACAGTTCCAGTGAACTCTGGATCAGCGATAGGCGCCTTTGCATCAATTTGTGTTTGAATTGCAGAGGTTACACCATGAACATACTGAAGCTCTGTATTTGTCACATCTCCAATTGCTGCACCTGTTGCAAATAACGCTCCTACTTCTAGAGCAGATCTTGTATAGGTGCTAAAATCTATTGCTGATGTTGGCTCTGTTGTTATGCCTTCAAAAAGCTTCCACTTTCCATTGTCAGATGCGTCTCTAACAAGACCTGAGTGACCGTATGTTCCATCATTATATCCGCCTACAAATCCTAAATCTGGATTAACGGAAGCTTTTCCAAACATGGTTCCGCCTGAAACATATGTTCCAGTTTCTGTGCCAGCCACAGTAATTGTATTTGCTGTAACTGATACAACATCTACATAAGAACTCTTATTGTATCCAGAAGGATCAATTCCAGTAATTCTAACAACCATAGAATCTGTAATATGATGATCAATAGAGGTTGTATATGTTTGATTTGTTCCATTACCAGAAACTGCTGTTATAGAATATTCAAGGGCTTCATTTAAATAAATTAAGTTATCTGCAATTGACAGGTCTGAAGTATTTACTGTTGTAGTGGTTCCATTTACAACTAAATTTCCATCTACTACAACATCATTTGCTGTAAGCGTATCTGATACATTAAGATCTGTTGCATATACTGTTGGCGCTGTTATATTTCCACTGAATGTTGTTCCAGCAATTAAAGCATAAGAAGCTAACTGATTTTCAACAGCTTCTGCTGCTGTATCTGCATAGTCTTTTGTCGCAAGCTGTGCTGTATCTGTAATTCCGTGAACATTTGTTGTATCTGAACTGTGATTAGAAATATCTGATGTTGTTGCTAAAACTGAAGTATCAGCAATTCCATGAACACTAGTTGTATCATTTGCATGAGTTGTAAGATTTCCACTAAGTGTTGAACTCAATACATCAATTTCATTATCTGTATAAGCTTGTGCTGTAGCAACTGCTCCATTTGCCTTTGTTGTAGCATCGTTTGCTGCAGTTGTAATTGCATCATTTACATTTGAAATATGTGCTAATGTGCCAGAGGCATCTTGAAGAGTAATTGTTCTATCAGCAGTTGGATCAACGACTACTAATGTTGTTTCAAATCCATCAGCTGTAGCACCCTCAAACTTTAATGAAGTTTGAACATTAATTTCTGTTGAGTTTACTGTTGTGGTAGTTCCGTTTACTGTAAGATTTCCAGATACAGAAACATTTCCACTTCCATCCGCCAAAACAATTGTACCAGATGCATCTGGAACTGTAATAGTTCTATCTGCTGTTGGATCAGTTACTGTTAATGTTGTTTCGTATGCATTACCTGTAGCACCTTCAATAATTATAGATGCGCCTGGAACTAAAAGATTTGAAGATGAATCGAGTGCTGCAACTCCGTCTGCTGATCCTCTATCGGCTACAGGAATGTAGTCTCCAAGAGAGCTCTCTAGTGTGCTTGGAGTAATATTTGAATAAGATGTAATATCATTCCAGTTACTGCCATTACCAATTTTAAATTTAAGTGTATCTGTTTCAATACCTAATTCGCCTGCGAGCAGGACTGGGTTTGCCGATGTCCAATTTGCGGCTGTGTCTCTTCTAAGTTGTATTCTAATTGCCATTATGCGTTACCTCCGTCAAGTATATCATTAAATTGTGTTGAGTACGCATTTCCTGCGTCATAGGATACAATGGAGGTATCTACAAATGTACCGTAATTTATATACCCAACAGTTCCGTCGTAATTATGCACGTGGTCCAATAACGCTTTAGGACCTCCGACATCTGACCAGCTAACTCCGTTGTATGTTTTAATTACATTTTCAACGGTATCAAAATAAACATCTCCTTCTGCTGGAGATGATGGTGCTGCATTTAATGTTCTAATTGAGCTGGCAGCTGTTGCTCCACCAGCTTGTGAAATCTCAACCCAATTAGTGCCATTATAAAACTTTAGAGCATTTGTTGATGAATTGAAATAAATAGCACCCTCAGTACCACCAGATGGATCTGACTCCAAGGCTGGCGGTACTATAGGCGTTAAGAATTTCTTAGACATCTATTATCCTACTACTACCACTCGATATTGATTTGATGTAGGAGCAGATGAGAATTTAATTGTTAGGGTATCTGCTGTTGCATGCTCAACATCAACCTCTACCTCTGCATATGGAGATGCTGTTTCATATACACGAGCAGTAACATCTCTAGTATTTAAGCTATGTGTTACTGTATATGATGTTGCTGATCCGTCTCCAATTGAAACTGAATACTTTCTAACTCCATAACCTTCAGAGAAGTTAAGGTAGCCAGTAGCTATATCAAAACCAGTTCCAGCATTAATTGTCGCAGCTCCATTAGAGAATACAAGACCTTCTCCAAGGACTACCTTAATTCCACTGCTGTCTATATCTAGACCCGCTGCTGTATTTACAGTAGCATTAATTATGTTTCCATCAAGCTCAATTGAGTTTGATCCAACATATGTTCCTTGTCCAGAGAACTGTACCCACTCTTGACCAGTAAAGTCAGTTAGGTAGTGATTTGATTGAACCCATGAAGTTGACCCATAAACAGTTCCTTCAACAACGAATACTGAAGCTCCAACAAGCTCTGTGTATGCATCTGCATCTGTTGTTCTAGTAAAGCTTATGTTGCTTCCAGTTGCTGCAACTACTTGATAAATACCATTTTCTGAATCAGTTGTCTGTCCAGTAAGAAGTACTCTATATCCAATTTGATCTACATCTACTACGTGGCTATCAATAGTTACTGTTGTAATATCTGTTAAATCTGCAATATTTGATGTTGCTAAAAGATTTACTGACTGCTTCCAATTTAATCCAGCTACCGCTGAATCTACATAACGCTTATTCGCTGCATCTTGTGCATCAACTGGATCTGCGAGGTTTGTTACCTTATTATTATCTGCATCTAAATGTGCATCTAATACTGTTCCAGAGCCAAGTGTCTTATTTGTAAGAGTTTGTGAGCCTGATAGTGTTGCAACAGTTGAATCAATGTCTACTGTTAATGTTCCAGCTCCATCATTGTATGTTACATCAATTCCAGTTCCGCCATTTAGTAGGCCTGCTGCAATATCCTGTACACGCTCAGCATTTAATGTTACATTTCCGCTTGATACTGTAAAGTCTGTTGAATCAAAGCTTGCAATACCCTTATTTGCTGATGTTGCATCTTCTGCAGCAATAGTAATTGTATTGCCAGATATTGATGTATCAATTCCTTCTCCACCAGATACCGTTAATGTTTCTGATAGCAATGAAATTGTTCCAGTTCCAGAGTCTGATGAAAGACCTAGGTCTGTTGAAATTGTTTGTTCGCCAGCTGCAGTTAATCTACCCTGTGCGTCTACTGTAAATGTAGGAATTGCTGTTGATGACCCATAATCTCCAGCTGTTACTGCTGTGTTATCAAGATCGATTGTTGTTGTTCCAGCTGAGTCATTGTATGTCGCTGTTAAACCAGTTCCACCAAGTACTGCAGAACCAATGACATCTTGAATTACTTCTGTTGAGCCAGAAGTTGGTGTCCATTCTGATCCATTGTAAAAGTAAAGCAC